AGAAGATCCTTGAGCAGTCCCTTTGTGATAATATTATTAAGTATCCTGAATCTTCAGGAATACCTGATATTACTATGAACATTGGTCAACTCATGGGTTGTCTTTACTCATTCCCAATCTTATGTATTGCAAATTTTTTAATTTACGCATACTCTTACTATAAGTATTACCCAGAAAGGTATCAAACTCCGTTAACAAGATTACCTGTCCTCGTCAATGGTGATGACATATTATTCCGTGATGATTATCTTATGTGTAAACTTTGGGAAGAAGACATCAAAAGTGTCGGATTTCAAAAGTCTATAGGTAAGAATTTTCTATCAAAGAATTTTATGTTCATCAATAGCCATATGTACGATTCTTTCGGTAATGAGGTCCCATATATCAATACGGGAATCATTATGGGAAAGAAAAAGGGTCAAAAGTCAAAAGATTTGAACAAACTGAAAACTGTTAATAACCACTTTTCTGAATGGTTATCATCAATTCAGGGTTGTTCAAGGGAGTTATACCAATCGGGGTTACCTGAAAGTAATCTAATTCGCGCAACTTATTGGATGATGTATTTCCGTAGGCATCAAATCCATCAATTAAACTTACCTCTAAGTGAATTAGATGGTAGAGTTAATTGTGGGTTTAAGTATGTACGGAGATCATCGACAAATAAGGTACGGTTTGCTGAAGAGATTTTATCTAAGATTCAAGTGCCTTTAAAGGCTGGACATACAGCTTTTCCTTGTACAATGGAATTGTATAAGGCTGTTGGTCGGATTCCCAATAATTTATCTGATCAAGAAGTTCGACTTTTAAAGAAGTTTTCATCATTGAAATGTAAAGATATAAAGGATCTCAAGGATCTTTCATCTGACTTTTACCGATTTCGAACGAGTCGGTATAGTCGAATTGAGGATCATTTAGTCCCTTTATGCCAGAATTTCTTTAATGAAGAATTCGATAAGAGTCTTACTCTTAACTGGTTGTGGGGCACAAGCCGAATATGTCTTCAAGGGTAGAATTGGTCGTAAGAAGAGAGAAGATGGATCGTTCGTAAACTGCGCAGAGCGCGGCCATAGGGTAAATGTTCCTATGGTGGCGGTACCGTTTTCCGAAAGGATATCTTCTGAAAGCCTTTTCTGTCCTTCCCGTG